TGCAACATCATTTCTAAGAATAGGCGTTGGACTTCAAGTCCGTAATCTTTTAACAAGTTGTTTCTTCCTTAGTTCTATTTTAATTTTACTAGTTTCTCTGGCCTGCATGATAGTTATCAAAGTTGCCACCTTTCCCCAACGAATTACAGCATCGTTGACATCTTTGACATCCGCTGGCCATGCAGGTATGCTTACACTCCATCCAAGCTCTATGGCGCGATCCACCAACCGCATGCCTGCCGCATCTTGATCTGGCACTACGATGACTTCACGATCCAGACTGCGAATCAAGCGTGCCTGTGCGTTATTGATCTCAGCATGCAACACAGCTAGTCCTCCTATGCTGAGTGCATCAAACACACCTTCAACCACTATGGCATAGCGCCAGTCTGCGCCCTGCAAGTCTGTGCCAAACACATAGCCCGGTTGTATATCATGAATATACTTGGGCTGACGATTGTCCAGCATACGGCTGCTGTAACCCACCACACGACCATCATAGGTAAAAGGCACTATGACCTGTGGACGTGTCCAATGCACACTGTCATTTTCCAACACAGTCATCACAGGATAGTCTTCAGGCACATGACGCACACGCAGATATTCCCAGTGCGGTAAATGTTGGGTGGTAACCAACTCAGCTGCCGGAGGCAGTTCACGTTCCTCAAACTCTATGCCTTGCAAGGTGTTGCTTAACCTTTGACGATCTGTCAACAGACCTTCCATGCTACGATGGCGCAGGCTTTCAAGATTGATGCGTTCTATTTCTTCCGTGGGCACACCTAACCATGACATCAGCTTGCGTGCTTTAAATGAAAGATTACGACCTATGATAAAGCTGGCAGTGTAGCCACAGTTGAAACAGTGATAACTCCACCCTGCATCACTGGTTTTGATACCGCCACGACTGCGACGATCTCGACTTTCTCCCATGTGCTCACAACAGGGAGCATTGAAACTGACCCAACCACTAGCACTGGGCTTGCGTCGTGCGGGCAGGTAAGCAGTCACATCAATCATGTTGATATTGTAACATGATTTTTGGTAAAATTCAACAGTGTTTGGTATTATCTATACAATAGATCAACAACATAACCGGTGCTGATTACCACAGCGGCACTAGATGTCTACGGAGGAGCAGGACTGACCACGCTGGTTGAGCCGGCATTTGGTAGATACCAATAACCACTTCCACCATTGGTTACTGTGATACCTGTGACCACACCACCTGAGATGGTGGCTTCTGCGGTTGCTCCAGCACCGCTGCCAATGATGTTGATCTTAGGTGGAGCTAGATATCCGCTTCCACCGTTGACCACGTTGATTGCAGTGACCACACCATCTTCGGTCACAGCAGTGGCCAAGGCAGGAGTGCCTGGTTGATCTGGCACAGCAAAAATGCTGTTGTTGAAACACAATCTAATTATAGGATGCCATCCCACAATGTTCATGTATATGGTTTTGGTTTCGTTGTAATAGGTAGTAGACTCTGTGACATTGTAGAATATGCTTTGATAGTTTTCTGCGGCCTGGGCCTTGATAGTTCCGGTGTAGCCATCCAGAGTCATCTGCACCGTGGTAATGCCCTTGGTGGGTTCAATAAAACTGCTGAAGTATTCAGTGTTCAAAAAGCTATTGTAAAAATTACCACCATTGGGATTTCCTGAATAATATGGATTAGAGGGCCACTGAGTCCAACCAATACCGTCGGGACTGCCTTGAGCACTGAGTTTGATAGTGGGTATTGTGAGTGGTGCACTGGGCACATACTGTGGTAAAATTGAATCCACAATGTTTACCGGTGCCCGGGCTCCTGCCTGAGCATCTACAAACACAGCTTCTACCAAGTTGCCGCTGCTGCGTTGTATGCTGTAATTGGCTGGTTGGGCCAACACTTCTAAAAGTTCTGCACTGGTCAGGGTGACCTTAGCACGGCCAGTCGGGGCATTCAAGATCACCATGGGTTTTTCTAAAAGTAATACATCGCCCTGGGTGCTGATCACTCGGAACAGGAACGTGCTACCTGTGATGTTCACAGGTTTTTCTTGCTGGTTGATAAACTCAAACAACAACACATTATCAACACCTTTGTTTATGGTCAGGACTTTGGCGTACACAGGATCATACCTATAGATAAAAGTTTCGCCCGCGCCGGTGTCCATGAGCAAGACTCTGGTGATCTGCTGATAGATATAGGCTTGGGTGGAATACATACAGAGTATTTAGCAGGTTATGCTAGGGCTCAAAAACGGTTTGGTAAATATCCGTAACTTATGAGCACTGATTTTTTTGCCCAACTAACGGAAAAATATCCGTTTATTACCTTGTGTGTGTATGCTACCACTGAATATGTGGGCATCATACAAAATCAAGACGATGCCATAACCACGATCTATGATTTTGGAGCCATACAAGATCTAGAAATCAAACGCAGATTTCTAGAACTGGCCAATGTTTGGTGGTGGGAAAGCAACAGAACTGTGCCTATAAACATATTTCTTAAAGGTGATTGGGATTTATTCAGACCTTACTTGCGTACATTCACCAACAAAGATCTTGAAATCTTGCACGGGCCCATATGCAGTCTCAGTGAAATAGCCCGTAAAAAAAGCAAACGCAAAAGTATTACTCTTGTGCGAAAAGTAGATTAAGTGCTCAAAGTTAAATTATTGTTGATATCCGGGGGCCCCGGTTACCGAGTTGATTTTGTTGCAGGATGGCTAGGAACGTTACCAAACTTTCTTGACAATCACTGGTGCATAGATCCTGCGACCGGTCAAAGTTATGGCCACATGCGGTTCACAAAAATGCTAGATAAGGGCATGTCGTTTGATGCTATATGGCGTAAACGACTAGAATTATCACCAGAGGCCGAATGGTGCGTGGCAGGATCCTTCCATGGATATGATACTCAAATCATACAAGACAAAATTCAAACAGGCGCTGTAGATGTGGTGTCTATTGTCAGCAGCGACAAAACAGATTTTGACAAAATATCCTGGGAGTTTTATGTAAAAACTTATCTGAGTCGAAACAAAATCTCTCATTTAGATCCGTATACCAACAAACAATGGTTAATCGATCAACAAATATCAAAACCATTAAATGAAATAACAGCACAAGATCGAATCAATGCGGTGGATACTCTGTTGCAAAAACCCGAAAGATTTGTTTCGACGCCTTTGGCCGGAAGTAAAAAAGTAGAGTTTGATTTGTTGTTTTGTAAAGGAGGGAGCAAATACCTGTGTGACATCCTACAACTGGATGCTGATAACTGCTATCATAAACACTGGGACTACATGTTGTCACTTTCTGACAGCCCAGATACTCTCGAAGTTTGGGGACATGCCTGGTGCCGCAAAGATTACTTCAATTATTAAGTCAATAGATTCATATGAAGGGTAACTAGTGCAGCATAAGAAATAGCATGAGATTTTTTAAACACAAATCCTTGACTGTCATCGCCATCCCAAACCGAAGCAAACACCTGGTCCCAAGGTTGATTTTGTAAGTGTGCTTTGCCGGGACGAATAATTGAAATAAATGCTGCCATTCTAGGAATTGAGTCTGGTTGCATGGACTTCAACAAGTCGGTGTAGTTACCCACGTGTGCCAACTGACTAGCCCATGCCGAGTCGGTCCACAAACGACTCCAAGGTGGTTGCGTTTCTAACATTTGCTGATAGTGCTCTGGACTTTTAATCAATTGATACACATTCATGTTCAGCAGATCAATCTTGAAATAGCCCAGTTGCTCAGCGATTTCATAGTCTATGGCTGCACAACGATTCACAGGATCCCAAGGAATATCAGTGGCATATACACCACTGTTGTGTCGGCGCACTTGATCTTGATTGACTTGACGTGCAGGAACTGCGTGTATCAATTTTAACACTTGGTCACGATCAGCAAAATCAATATCAATATCTGCACTCATTACCAACCTGCTTTCTGTAGCATTTCTTTCACGTACTCCTGATCAGCCACATAGTCTGCAAACTTTTTCATCCACACTTCGCTGTCAATGTAGAGCCAGATCATGGCAATTTGTGTGGCATCCAGTTCCGATAAAAACTTTTGTCCACTCTCACAATTATACACGACCCAAGGACTAATACGACCTGTGGTCACAGCATAGACCATGGCATTGGTATTGCCATAGCGTAGACAGTCTTCAGCAGGATGACCGCTTTGTTCCGACCAGTCTATGCCAAACTCCATGGCACGGGCCAAGGCATCGTTCACATTCTCCACACGCAAATAGTCCACCAAGTATTCGGTGTACATGGTATCTCTAGCCCAATGATCAATCTTCTTGTTGTGTTTGAGCAACCATTCAACAAATCTAGGAGGGTTGACAGCCCGGGTATCCACACAGTATCTACCAAATTTCACAAATGCTCTATAGTAAGGGCTGGCCGCAAAGTCATCAAAGGTTTTTAGTCGGGCTGATCCTTGTGTGAGTTCATAGAACTTGAGATAGGCATGTAGGCCCAGTTGTACTCCACGCTCGTCCTGTTCTTGATACCTGCGTTTGGGCTCGCACATGTGTACAGCCAAACTGGTTTCTTTGGCAAAACTTTTTTTGCAGTACCTGCATTCGTACATTACTTTTCACGGCCCAGAGCTTTGACATAGGCCTCTATGTCTTTTTTGTCGTTGATTCGACTCATCAATTCCACCTCATCATCTTTCAAGTGTGGATACAGTTCGGCGATTTGTTTTCGAACTCCGCTGGCACCGGCTTCTTTCTTTTTAGGAGCTATCCACGGATGTCGTTGTGCGCCTAATCCTGGACTGACCGTGGTAGCTGTGAGCCACTGTAGTCGAGGATGGCGGTTGATGTCAAAAAATCTTTTGTTTAATCTCTCGTTGGTGGCGATTACATAAAACTCTTGTAATTCTCTTGAACCTTGCACCGAGCTGCCCCAGCGTATCATGAGATAGTTTGAAAACTTTTTCCGTTCTTCGTCGGTCAGCTCATCGTAGAACCCACGGTTTTTACGATCAAACTGCGTCATCTCATTTTGTATACTGAGTTTTTCCACTACCAGGCCTGATTATAGTTGACCACTTCACAGTTTCTGCTGATATCTTTGACAAAGTACACACAATCAGGTTTGTTGCCATCACCAATGGGCACACACAGCATCTGGCCGTTTTTGAGTTTGGGAGCATACCAGGTCAGTTCCTGATACACGTCGATGATTTCCACATCCAAGAAACTAGGTCTGAAACTTGAAAGTGGATTGAACTGGAAGGCTTTGAATCCGCGATCGTTGATGGCAGTCAATGGCAACACTTCTAGATCGCCCAGGTCAGGTTCGCCAATCAGGATCTGCCAATCCACCGGCATCCGTATGCGGTGTTCGCCTATTCGTAAAACCAAAGCCGGCGCTGTAAAACTTTCTAAAAAGATCAAAGGTATGTAGTGATAGTCTGGGTCTCGCGGATCCGAATTATCAAAGATAGCAAATCTTAAATCATCCACTTCTTCAGGAAGATGATCTAGTTCAAATGGCTCATTGTCCAGTGTTAATATTCTCATACTTTGATTATAACATATTTTGTTGCAAGTGCAACCTTTACTTCCAGGCCAGTTTCTCCTGGGTGAATGGATAGTTGGCTTCTTTATAAAAGGTCTTGCGTTTGGTCAAGTGCCGTTTGGCAAATCTACAAGTAGACGTTACGTCCCAGATCTGTACATGATCCTTGTCTTCAGCCTTGCGGATACCACGTCCAATACTTTGTATTACTCGGACAAAACTCTTGCCAGGTTCCACAAGAACCAGATTAAAAATCCTAGGTATATTGATACCCACCGCAGCCACGCCATAGGTGGCCACAATGATTTTACCTGTTGCTTCAGCCACTTCGTCATATTCATCCTGTCGGTCCTTGGCCTTGGTTGCGCCACTCACAAATACCGCATCATCGAGTTGATCCACTAATGCTTGTCCGGCGGCAATACGATCTACCAACACAAGAGTGTTGCCGGTGGCATTGACTTGTCGCACTAGATCAGCAATGGTTTTCAATCTGTTGGGTTCCTCCAGCAGATACTTTAGCTCACTTTGGTAGTTAGTAAACTCAGCATGATCTTCCAACTGCACAATGTTCACATGACACTGTGCCAGTACGCCCTGGCTCTGCAGTTCGCTGGCCGACAGTTTGCTGATCACTGGACCCAGACTAACCAACAGGCTCACACTTTCAAACTTTTCTTTGGGGATGGTTCCTGTGAGTCCCCAGCGTATGGGCACCCTGGCCATGACCCCTGTGAGCAGAGTCTTCAGCGCATCGGCCTTGGCCATATGAACCTCATCTACTATCACGCATATTACACCTTCCAGAAACTCACCAATGGTACAATCACCTACACCATTTTTTGTATTCTTAAGTAGCACATTTAGACTTTGCCAAGTGCAGATAGTGTGCTGGCGACCCCACTCTTTTCTATCACCAAAATACACACCCACATCCAGGCCCATATTGATGTAGTCTTTTTCTGTTTGCGTTACCAAGCTCTTGTTGGGCACAATCACTATGCTGCGTCCATAAGGCGTTACAGCATCACTCAAGGCCGCAGTCATCACAGTCTTACCTGCGCCTGTGGCCACTTCTTGCAGGCATTGTGGATTGGTCAAAAAGTTGTTGATGATTTCCACCTGATAGTCTCGAAGTTTCATGGGTTCACCTGCAGCTGGATGACCTTTGGGCCAGGCTATGTGGCTGTAACTGTCTTCGTTGACTTGCGTGAATTCAAATGTAGTTGCATAATCTCTCAGATCGTTGACTTCGATGTCATAGTTGAAACTTTCAAGTATGGGTATGATCTCGGGCAAGAGATTCACATAAGTGCTGCCGCCCAGCTGAAAATACGCAACTTTTCCGTCCCACCGGCCTAATCTAACCGCAGGCAAATAACGTGCATAAGGCACATCGTATTTGAATGTGTTTACCAGTTTCCGTCGTGCGTCTAGTTCAAGACCTTCAATTTTGATGTTGACTTCGTCACGTAACGTGATAGTTGCTGTTTTCAAAAAACTTTATCCTACGTAATTTTGTTTAGATAACCAAGTGTTGTATATGTTACTGTCTAAATCTACGTTTGTCAATGCTCTCAAATCATTAATGCCGTGCCCGGTGAGTATACGTTCTAATTTGAGTAATTTTTTTGTATGGGACTGGACCAGATTAGAATAATGTATCAAAATTTGTGCATAGTCCTCTACCGTATTGGCACCACAAAATTTGATCATATCTTGCCATACCGTATCCCTATGCAATTTTTTAAAACGCTCAGCAGCCCATAATGCAACTTTGAAATCTTGTACAGTGATACTGATAAATTCGTGTTTTCTATTAACATGATAATCCAAATCGTGACTTGGTAGACTGCGATATTGTTGTTGCATCAATAAAAGATACTGATCTTTTTCAACGTCGTTAGCAAAAGTGTGCGGTTTTTTCAAACGACTTCTTTCTGTTGCAACCAGCATTTTGTTGTTGGCGAAATCGATGCCTTGCGGATCAATCATAGCTGCGATCATATCTCCACAAGTGCCGCCGGCAAAACATACAATTTTCAAATTACGTTCCATGCATCTCCTTGATATACAAACCAAAACTTTAAGTTTCCATTTGTAGTGTCTGGATTTTCAAACCCGTCGTAATTGCCAAGTCCATCTTTTTCTTTTTTACAAAATCGAAGATCTGACCACACCAAAGTTAAACCCATGCTTTGTAAACTGTGTGCCCATGATAAAAAATACTCGGATGCATTGACTCTTAATCGATTGTATTGTATCTGGGTATCTCTAAGAGAATAAAACACTCTCGCACCTGGGTTTAAAATTGCAGTATAATTTTTAAAATGCCGTGTAAGTCCGGTAGAATCAACCCAGTGATCACCTCTATTGTTTACCACTGCAAAGTTATCATATTTATAAGGCAGTTGTGCCAATTGATCTCTAGATGCCACCAAAATCACGTCTGGATAGAACTCTTTGACCACTGGATATATTTCAATTGAGTCAATTTCTGGCCAAATATCTTTTAAATAATATCCGCTACTGGAAAAAAATGCAGTGCGACCTGGACCACAGTTTTTTATTATCTTTGCATCGTATTGGTCTATTAGCTTTTGTTGTGTCTTGCGATTCCATAACCAATACTGATGTTTTAGACGTCCAGCTCTATACTTTATATATCTGGTTTTAAAGTCTGTTTTATGATCCGAAGTAAATATTTTTTCAACTAGTTGCATTTTTTTATGTAATACATCCTGTCAGGTACTACCCAAGTAAAATAATCTCCAAAGTCCAAATAGTCCAAACTTAAATCAATAATTTGAGTGTTGGACAAATTCTTTTTTAACCATTGTGTAATTGCCAATGGGAAATGTTCATCCAACGTTGTATCAAAGTAAGTGTTATCGATATTGATATAATGTCGATTCAAACAAAGAAAAAGGTGAGGACATTGGTCCAGTAGGTTTTGTATGTGTTCTATTATTCCTGTACAGGGCATTCTACTGAATTTTTGATCTGTTACGACCACCAGATCTGCCTTAGTTGGAGATTCTACGCTTTTGATATTTTTTAAAATATCTGTATCTTTGATAACAAAGATATTTTGAAATTCATTTAGAAAAACAAAATCTTCAATTTGTTTTTCGCGACGTAGATAGACCGATTCTTTGTAATAGTTTTTTTGAATTTTCCCCCAAACCTTGGCCCACTTGTAAAGATTATTAGTGCCAACAACATTAAGTTGCTTACCGAGTATTTGTTCAACCATACATTAATTTAACACAGATATATCTGAAATATCAAAAAAACAGGCACCGTAGTGCCTGTTGTAAAATGGGCAGTGTTTAGTCTGCCCAGGAGCTACCGTTTATTTAACCGTGTTCGAATCCGGTTAACTGTTTTTCATACATGTACTAGCAGCCAATGCCTTCCAATTGGTTTCGCTTACTTTGGTCAAGTCTGCGATCTTCAGTGCCATACGCAGGCTCATTTCACGGAGTCGTTCCTTGTTCTCGTCCATGAAGTTAAGAATTTCTTCACCTTTTTCTGGTGTAAAGTCATAGTCATTAAACAACTGACCTTGACGGAAGATTTGCTTTATACGCAAGAACTTGTCACGCATGGTGTTGAGTGTGAGATCCAAGAAGTGGCAACGGCTTTGTAGTGCTTCTAAATGGTCCTTCATCTTCTTGCTCTGCAGGTTGTCAAACTTCAAGTTGGTGATAAAGATACAGCCACCTTTGAAGTCAAAACAGTCAGGCACACCTTCACGGCGCAACATGGCTGAGTCTGAGTTCCAGTAGATCCTACGCTTCTTACCAGAATCCAAGGCAGCCTTGAGAATGTTTAAGCTGAGATCATCTTGGAATACGCTGTCACAGTCGTCAAACACCAGGACATTATTAGGGTCACTATGTTTGTACAGTGTGCAATACAAACCAATCGGAGTCATGGCACCTTTGATCACTTCATACTTGATCTTACGACCAGTAATGCGTTCGAACAAGCCAGACTTCTCCAACTCATACTCTACACCATAGCTCTTGCCCACACCAGGAGGGCCTACAACGATCATAGCTCGCACATCACCGGCAATGGTGGCACGGGTCATTTCTTGCAGGATTTCAAATCTCTG